TGAGATTGGTGATCCCAATAATTTAGAAATTCAGAAAACAGATAACAAAGAATCAGCTAAATATTTTGCAAAACTAAAGAGGGAAAGAAAATGAGTTGCCCTATATGTATATTCAATGAGGATTCATTGAGTATTGTTTTTGATTGTTGTCCTAATTGTGGCGAAGAATTTAACAACTATGAAGACGAAGAAAAGGTATCAATTGATGAAAAACAAGAAGAATATGAGGGCCGTTAGGCTGGAGTTTGAACGATATAGAGGGAAAGAAAATGAGTTGTCCCATAACTAGAACCATTAACCGGGCGTATCGCACAGAGCTTGATCCAAACAATACTCAGCGCACGCTCCTATCCAAGTCTGCAGGAGTAACCAACAACAGAAGAGGGGTTTAATCAAATTATAAAAATCAGGAGATCAGAGATTGGTGGATAGATGTATGCAACAAACAATTCTTTGTTTATTCACATACCAAAAACTGGTGGTGGATATGTTTGGAGAATAATGGACATATTATATAATGCAAAGATAATAGGAATAAGACACAATACAATATTAAACAAAGTTGATAGATATATATTTTCAACTATAAGAAATCCATTTGATTGGTATGCATCTGTGTGGGCATTTGGTTGTGAACCACAGGACACAGGATTTGAAAAGGCCGTCTTTCCAAAAAAACACAAGCATCTTTATGATGATCCTATGGATATAAACAACTTCAGGGAATGGCTTGAACTTGTGTTGAATGGACCACTTGTTTTGAACATGTATGAACCACATCCAACTTATGTTGCGGGAAAAGAAGGGTTACTAACGTGTTGGTACAAACATTTGTTATATGATATGACAGACAATTTTATTCCCCATATGGTTTGCAGATTGGAAAATATTGATAATGAGTTAATTGCTGCCCTGAAGAAATCTGGAGATTTGAGAGATGGTGATGAAAAGATAATAAGAGATTATCCCAAAGGAGTTCCATTTGACGAAACAAAAATAGTTAAGAAAAAACATAAGGGATTTGAGAAAGAAAAATATTATTTTAATTCAATTAAGAGACCAAGAACAAAAGAACTTTATGATAATGTCTTGGTTGATCTTGTTGAACAAAAAGAGAAAACAATTTTAAACATATATTACCAAGAATTTGGTAATATGCTAGATACAACTGGATGGAAAACATGGTGATAAACATGGAAATATCTGTAGACTTGCCCAAATATAATGGATATGGTGTTACACACCCGGATATATTGTTCATAAAGAACGGTTTTAAAGGATACAAATACTGGCTTTTCTACACTCCATATCCTCCAAACGAAGCAGAGAATCCTTGTCTGGTGAGAAGTAACGATGGGTTTTCATTCACAGAAAACGGCATAGATAACCCCGTTGTGTCTATAAAAGATAGAGATGTGGGTATTTTTGAAAAAGACCATTTAGCAGATCCTGATGTTCTATTTCACAATAGAGAACTATACCTGTTTTATACAGGAGTTGGTTTATCCACGATTGATGATCACACAATATCAAACACCAAATCAAATTTTGGTCGATCAGGGCACATATGTATGGTCAAATCTGAAGATGGTATTAATTGGAGTAGGGCAAGTAATAAGCCCATTATTGGAAATGCTATGGAACCATCCGTTGTAAGAGACAACAATGCATTTAAGATGTGGTTTGCGAGAAGAGAAAGATATGATATTAATGAGGGAATTCCATCTATATATAAATCAATATGGATAACCGAATCAAATGATTTGTTTAACTGGTCATCTCCTGTTAAAGTATTTGAATGGGATCAAAACGTTGGACATCCAGATGTAATAAAGAATGGAGATAGATATGAAATGCATTTTGTTAAGACCGATTTGCCCATAATACATTGGAGTACACATACGGCAATATCTGATGATGGGCATAAATGGAAAATAGATGATAGCATCGTTTCATTTCCTTCTATTGCTGGCCCAAGGACCGGAACATACAGAAGTTCATCTTGTCTTGTTGGAGATTCCAGAATAACATATATGTCTCATCTTAGAAATACGCCTATTCATGGGATTAGTGTGTTAGTTGGTGATGATGTTGGATGTTAATGTCATTTGGATTATGGGAAATAATTTCTGCGGATCGACTATGTTTGGACTGATGTTGGGTAATCATCCAGATACATTGATGATTGGTGAAGCGGTTCATCTTGATGACATAGATGGAACAAGAGAATGTCTTGTGTGCGGTACAACAAAACAATGCAAGTTGGTAAAGAATTGTCACAATAGAGATATAGAAAACTGGTATAAGATAGTATCTGGTTTGGAATCAAAAAATTATATTATTGATTCATCGAAATCATATACGTGGTTCACAAAGTTGTACAATAATGGTGTTCATAGAAAGTATAATATATATCCTGTCACACTATACAAAGATCCTGTTAGACAAATTTCAAGTATAATAAAACACTCTTTCCTTAGGTCAAGAAAGTACAACACATTTCCTGAAGCATACAAACATGCAAAAGACGAATTTATAAGAACTCAATATGAATTGTTGGACCTATCCAGAAAGTTCTTTGCAAGAGAATTTGTTGAATACAAACAACTTGTTTCAAAACCAGAACATGAAACCGTTAGAGTATTGGACCATTTCAAATTTCCAATAACTTCTAATATGAGAATGTTCTGGGAAAATAACTATCATCATAGTATTGGTGGTAATGTTGGAGCAAGATATATGGTTAATGGCATTCAACCATCTGTGTTCAAAACACAGAAGAGTTTCTTTCAGCAATATGAAGAAAATAATAAATCTATATTTGAGGATAATACATTCAAAACAATTCTTGGTGTTGAAGCAATAGAAGAAATATTGCAAGATGAGGACATTATTAAATTGTGTCATTTATTATCAGACGAATATGATATTGATTATAGAAATCTATTGATACCAACTTGGAAGAGGTATTAAATTGCCATTAAATATAACAAAGCATAATGAAGAAGATGAATCAGTTATTCATGAAGATGACAGGTTTGTATGTGTTAAATGCTATGTGAAATATGATAAAGAGAAATTCAGCGGAAATACAAGGATAATGTTTACAGGAGAGAGCAACAAACATGATAAAGACGCAAAATTGATGAAATGTAGTGTTTGTGGTGACAAATATTGGGTGTGGACCAATGATTGATGTAATCCAAATACTTGGAACAACATTTTGTGGTTCAACAGCATTATCATACATGTTGAGCAATCATGAAGATTCTGTTACTGTTGGAGAATTGTATAGCATATTTAAAAGAAAAAACTGTAGATGTGTGTCGTGTAACACAAAAATAGAAAATTGTGATTTGTGTAATTTGATTAAGAAAAATGATGTTGATGATGTATATAAAGTTGTTTCAGAGTTTACTGGTAAGGATTTTATAATTGATTCTTCTAAATTTCCAGCGTGGTATGAGAAGTTGAATGCAGATTATGCAAATAAAACAAAAATATTTCTATATAAGAATCCAATAAGATTTGCAGCAAGTTGCGTTAAACACAGAGTTAGATCTCTTTCTTTTGGTGTTACTGTTGGTAAAGATGAAAAGATTATTGACAATGTTCCAATATGGTCAAAATCATTAGAATATGCCATAAACGTCTTTAAAAGAAATGTTCCACGTTTGTTAGATCTTAACCCAATTGTAATAATATATGAGGATTTCGCAAAAAAACCAGAAAATACTGTGAAAAGAATATGTGATATATCGGGATTTCCTTATAGATATGGAATGTATAAGTTCTGGGAAAACACACATCATCATAATATTGGTGGAAATATAGGTGCTAATTACTTTATGAACGATATATATAAAATTGGTTCGGATTCTATTTATAAAGATAATTACAAAGAGATATTCGTTGATAACTCTTACAAAAGATATTTAAATGACGATGATATTAAACTGTTGTGTGAGAACGAAGACATTGTTGATACAGTCAATACTGTTAGTAAATACACAGGAGTTTCATTCAATAAACTAATGTTTGGTGAATATTGTGAGGAATAAAATTATAGTTTGTTTGGACAGCGTATGTAAGCAAATATTTGATGATTCTAATATGACTTTTAACAGAGGTTGGCAAAATTTTGATAAAGCTTATTCACCGTCTACTTGGACTTTGCCATCTGTTTCCTCTATGATAACTGGTGAATATCCTCACAGATGCACAACTGTAAGACAACGTTTTATTTTGTTGAAGGAAAACATATTTGAGATTTATAAAGAAAGGGGATATAACACATATGTTTTCACAGGATTGCCTTGGTTCTCAACAGAAATTGGAACACCAACTGGAGTTGATGTTGTTGTTGATAAACCTATTACACCAAGGGGAACGCATCTGCGAAAAAACAAACCCTTTCCTTTGTTCATTGATTGCTTGAGAAAATTTAATGAACTAAAAAGAGAGCCTTATATTGCATGGTTCCAAATCGCAGATACACACCAACCTTTTATTACACATAATCAAAAAGAGCCAAAGGTATATAACTATATGAAATTATCAAATGTTCATAAGAAACATCTTGAAAGAAACAATTCGCCTCTTCCATACTGGGAAGATAAAATAAAAAATATATATAATTATCAGAAGAATGCTGTCCAAGATATGGATGAGCTTCTTATAAAATTGTCAAAGGAAGACGCAGACATTATTGTAACGGCAGACCACGGAGATAACTATGATTATAAACAGCCATATGGTCACGGATATTATTTTATGAATGATTTCGTTGTCCATGTTCCATTGTGTGTTAGATCAGAAAATACTGTTGGTAATTCTGGGGATGTAATATCTTTAAAAGAGATACCAAAGATACTAGATTATAAAACACCATTTCAAGATTTTGCTTATGTTGAATATCCTTATGTTAATCCAAAGAGAATATTTACTGCAAAAAGTTCATATATGTTTGTTACAAATAACTCATCTGAATATGTTGAAATACCTACAAGCGAAGAATTTCCTGAATCATTGATAGATACTGTCGATATAAGAGTTACAAAGAAGACATATGAATTATTGGGCAATTTGACAAGAGCAAAAGAAAAATATGATAACATTGGTTTTGCAACTGCAACTGGAAAAAATTCATCTGTCATGTTGTACTTTGCTTCTAAGATTTTTGATAAGTTGAATCTGCTATTTGTTGACACAGGTTTGCACTTTGATGAAACCATGCAAACATTGGAAAAATTTAATAATTATTATAATTCAGAATTGTTTATAGGAAAATATAGAGGCGAAAGAAACTTTGAGATAGGGTCAACCGAATGTTGTGCAACTCTGAAAGCGAAACCATTTAATGAGCTGATTGAAAAAGAAAACTTTGATGGGGTCATGACAGCAATAAGAAGAACCAACCCTGCTTGGGAAAATGAAACTTTGTTTTCTCACAGAACAACAAATACAGGATATGAGTATGATAGAATACACCCCGTAATTGATTATAGCGAAAGTGATATATGGTCTGCTATTCGCCTATATCACATTCCTATAAACCCCCTATATGCACAGGGATTCAGAAGTTTGGATTGTGAACCATGTACAGAAGTAGATCCTACATCAGAGAGAGCTGGCAGAAATCCACAAAAAGAAAAGAAAATGAAAGTATTGAGAGATGTTTTTGGATATATGTGATATAAATGACAGAACACAAAATTAATTGGGTGTGCAAGAAGTGTGGAACTGGTTTTGAATATCATCCAAAGCCGTGTCCAATTTGTCATGATGAACCAAAAATAAATTGGAAGATGTTAAATGAATATGCGGATGAGATAATCAAGGAACGCAAGAGGAAAAATAAATGATCCCAGATACTTCTGACGTAGATTTTTGGAGCGAGTTTCTTTTATATTCATTTGGAAATGATAAGGTATCAAAGATTATCCAAAAAACCTGTGAAATGTGTATGCAGAGAACATACGGTTACGCAAAAAGAAAAATGGTATCAAAAGTGGTAATTGATAAATTAAATAAAAAATTCAAGGATAAAAATCTGATATTGAGAAACAAAAAAGGATATGAAGATTCTTTTGTTGATAATACAATTAAAAAGGTAATAATAAATGGATATTATTTCAATTTTGTTTTACCGCATAAATCTTGGAAGCACGATGATGATGCGATAAAATATAAATTAAAAGGTCTTGGTTTTAACTATAGTAGTGATCAATCTTATAAAATAGATGTTGGTGGAACAGAAGAATTTTGTGCATATTATTTTAAGTTCCCTTGGGTGTTCAAAGGAGTTTGGAGAGATAAAATAAAATATAATGCTATAGGAGTGATTGATTATTTTACATATATGAATTTGTTTCCAAAAGCTGCCGATTTTAATCAAATAAAAGAGTTAGAAATTAATAAAGGGAAAAGATATTTAAGTGGCGATCTTTAATATTAAACAATGACAACTGAAATACTTGTAGATCTAAGAGGAAAAGAAAAAGAAATTATGGAAAAGCCTCTAAAAAAGATGAAAACGCCATATAAGATAGTAAGAACATTTTCGGATTTTGTGCTCATGGATGATGATAAAGTTAGAGCCGTGTTTGAAAGAAAAACGGTTGCAGATTTTGTTTCATCTCTTGGAAATAGGATGGAAAAACAATCGTTGACTATGATGACCGAATATCCTGCTAATTTTCTTGTTATAGTTGGAGACATTGAAGACATATACATGGTAGCACGAATGAAGAAAACGCCATTTTATGAAGGCCAATTCTTCGGTGCGATAGCATCGTTTGTTGTTAGGACAGGGTTGAACATTATCTGGGTTAAAGATAATGAACAAGCCATAACGGTAATAGATAAAATATCAAAAAAAATAATTGAAGATAAATTGTGGTGTCCAAAGGTAACAAAGAAACATAGGAAAAGGTTGAGATTAATTGCATTGAGTTTTGCTTGGGGCGTAAGCGTTGAGAAAGCCAAATTGTTGATAGATGAATTTGGAAGCATAGAGGGAGTTATAAATGCGTCTGAGAAAGAGATTAAGAAGCTTGGGTTTAGCAAAAGAACATACAACTCGATACAGGAACTGTATAAGGGATAAATTTTTAAATTATAGTGTGTAATATTAGGATTGATTAAATGCCACCTGTGTATAACGATACATTAGATTATCTTCGCAATATGAAAATAGCATATGTTGATAGATTCTTTCCTTATTATATATGTTCTGCTGGTTGTCATCTGTTTAATCTTTATAACAAAAATCATACCATATACTCTTCACACGGATTGCCTGTTGACACAAGAATGCACATATTTTTTGTCACGCAACCGGGTTTTGGAAAAACATTTCATATGAGAGTTCTTGGTCATGAAGACCTTGGCTTGTTTTCTCACACCGATGTTGGACCTGTGTGGGAAGATAGAATGACTGAAGCAAGGTTTTCTGGAACGGTTTATACTGGTTCAAATGGTGTAAAGAAAAGAAAGGGTGCAGCTTGGGAATATAGAAAAAATGTTTTGTGTGTTGATGAATTTCATGCGTTATCTGAAACAATGGTAACATCACATTCATCTACACTTGAAGATGCCCTATGTACAGCACTCGAATCTGGTTATGTAAGAAAGGGATTGGGTCAAGACAAGTTGAACTATAAGACCAATTTAACTTTGTGGACAGGGGCACAGCCATTGAGATATGATCTTAGTCAAGGCACAGGAAGAAGATTCTTATTTCTTGAATTTATTCCTTCAGAGAATGATAGAAAAAGATTGCTTGAAGCTAATCGTGAAGGAGAAAACGTTGGTCACGACAGTATTGCAATAGATAAAATAAGAAGAAACATAAAGAACATATACATGGATCTTCACAACGTTGAGAATGTTATTTTTGACAAATCATTTTATGATTATATAAATCAATTCAATATCATGCCGTATGAACAAATAATATATAAAAAGATAGGTCTCGGTTATACTGTTATGTCAAAATCTTTTACCGATGAAATTGTTGTATCATATGACAGGGAATTAAAAAATCTTCTAGATTTTGAATATATTTGGAGAGCAGATGTAAAGCGTGGTCCAGATCTTTCTCAGGTATTACAGATAATCAAAGACCTAAAAACAAAACATGGGGAAGATTGGGTTCCCGAAAGATCAGTTAGAGATATATTGGCAGACTTTGGAATAAATTATCACCAAGGAAATCAAATGATATATGATTGTCAAAAAGAAGATTTAATTTCTCGTGAAAGAAAGAAGAGTTATAGAAACAAAACTGAACAATGTTTAAAGCTATTGGAGTGATTTTGTGGTTTTTGTTAGAAGAGAAAAAGGTAAGACCTATTTTGAGACAGATGTTATTGTTTGGGAATCTAGACCATCATTGGATGAGAAAGGTTGGATATCATTTTTTTGTCCGAACAATGACGCAGCAAGAAAATTGAAACATGTTCTGGAAAATGCTCATCTGGATGAAGTACATCTGGATGACAAATTGGTTGTGCAAATGGGGTATGATTGAAATGCCATATATATCAAAAGAAAGAAGAAAAGACTATGACTATGATATATGCAGACTTGTTGATTCTCTCAAATATAATAGAGACCACGTAACTGAAGATTCAACATACATAGTCTACAAATTGATAAAAGAAGTTTTTGGAAAAGATGGTTATGGTTGGATAACAAAGTCTAATGCTATAAGAGTGTTGGACTGTGCTAAAGAAGAATACAGAAGGAAAGTATTAAATCCTCATGAAGATGATGCAATAAAAAGAAATGGTGATATATGAAAAGATTTATAAGCTAGTTAAACAATTTAATGAAACATGGCACTAAATAAGACAGAAACAAGACTAGTGAGATTAGCACTAAGAGAACTTGGATCAAATGCATATCTCAATGATATAACCGAATGGATCAGTTCTGAATACAAGAGAATATATGTTTCGAACAAGAAAGCAAGATTAATTTTAAAAAAATGCGAAGATGTAACGATAAAAAAAGAAAAAGGAGATTATCTATTTTCATATAAAAATCCTAAAATAAGAACAAAAGACGTAATAAGTTTTGGTATAAGGAAATACAAGACAAGAGAGAATTTTTCGAGAAATCTGGGAATATCGTCTTCAATTCTTTCCGAATGGTTAAGTGGTGTTAGTCATCCAAGTGAAGAAAGTTTAAAGAAGATAGACGATTTCGCAGATAGGCATGGGCTGGTATGAATGAGAATAGGATATTCAGATGGTTCATACAAGGAAGAAAGAAATATGTTTGTTTTTGGTTGGATTGAAACAGATACTGAGATGGAATATGTTGAGGGAATCAAGGCCAATGATTTAAATATTAAAAGACCTTCTTCACACATTGCAGAATATTTAGGAATATTTTCCTTTATATGTGCTCATATGGATGAAGAATGGGAACTAAGGATTGATTCAAATCTGGCATATAACCAACTTTTGGGCAATTGGAAGGTTAGATCAAAATCGTTGAAAGACGTTTTTGAAATGACCAAAGAAGTGTTTGACTCTGAAAAGGGAATACATTTAAAATTGATAAAATCAAAAAACAACATATCGGATAGAATTTTGCGTAAGTGGTGAAACATTTTTAAAGCACCAACGTGTCTATATTTAGTATTGTATAAATGGAGGAATAAAGTTGGGTTTGTTTAAAGCAAAGAAAAGCGTAGAAGAACTCCAAAGAGATTTGGACAAGGCAAGAACTGCTCTGAAAGAAGTCATGAATGCAACTGATGAAGAGTGTGATGTTATTGTCACACGAGAAATGCAGAAGCGTTCAGACAGAGGGTTGAATGAACAAGAAGCTCTAGAAGGCACAGTAAGATATCTAAGGGCACAAATAAGAGGCGAAGAGATGTCTGATGCACCAACGTTTGATGGATATGTTGTTGGTGACAGAGGACTCAGGGACAGTGTATGGTACATACGAAGAGAAGCTTTGGCTGCATATGAGAGGAATCCATCGCAAGCAGTTAAGGATGAACTAGTGAAAGTGGACGATGACGGAAATCCAGTCGTTCTAGATCCCAGAGAAAAGAAATTCGGAAGACCTAATCCCAGAAAGGGAAAGGAACTAAGACATGAGTATAAGCGATTTCAATATGGTATTGCTACAAAGAGACCAGATGGAAAAGCAAAGATATTCAGGTTGAGCACAAGGGATGATGTAGCTCAGTTTGAGCAGCCCCCATTGTTCGAACCTGTCTCTTTTAGAGCGAATGTAAGGACTGATGCTGGTGAATTGGAATTGAACCACAGCAACAGAACCAAATTCAGAAAGTCTGGAAAGAAGGATATGCCTTCTGTTGTAGATGTTTTTGAATCAAACATGTTTGATAAATACATCTATAAACTGGAGGAAATGGATGATGCTACCCAAATGTGTTCTGATGATTGGACGTATTTCATCGTCACTATGGGAACTGTATTGTCCGTTGGTTCTAAGAGTAGCAGAGGTTCAATACCAGTAACAATATATGATGAGTCATTAACCGATACAACTGTTACCGTGTGGGTAAATGAACATTTGACGGATCTTGTAAATTTTGGTCCGGGTACATTGCTTGTTGTTACTGGCAAAGCAAAGAAGTCTGAATACCAAGGCAGCATATATTACAGCATAAGTGCTGATGGTATTTATCCGATTCCCCAATACACAGAACCGTTGGAAGACGAATATTCCGAAGATGAGGAAGTTGAAGAAGAGGATTAAACTTCCTCTCTTTTTTTTATTTTTCGGTGTTTCATATGAAATATGATGTTTATGTTTTGACACATAATGAAGAACTTTGTATATCATCTTGTATAAAGTCTATAAAAAGATTCTGTAAGAACAGAAATAAAATAAAAATTATTGATGATAATAGTGAAGATGACACACTAAAATATGCCGAACCTTTAGTTGATGAAGTTATTGCCAATATTCAAGGTGGAGTTGGTACATCAAGACAGATAGCTCTTGAAACTACAGAGACAGATTATATATTGTTTGTTGATGCTGATGTTGAATTGATACGAGACCCCGAACCTATATTAAATGGCTTTAATAAGAATGATAAAGCAATTGCAATTCGTGGAAGAAATTTAAATATGGTGAATTGGGATTACACTATGCTTCATAAATGGGGTTGTGGCATGGGTTTAACGTTTGTTGATGTAAAAAAGGCAAAGGATGTGGGATTTAAAAATTATATTTATTCTGGTGGAAAAGGAGAAGATAAAGACTTTTGTATAAGAGCAAAAGAAAAAGGATATGTTATCGGCGCAAACAACAAAAGAGTTTTTGGAATTCATTTTCAATCTTACGAATTAAATAAGGAACCGGAATTGATGTATGACATAGCACAATCGTTCATAAACGGAAACATATCGTATATTCACAAACAATTTCAAAACGAATCTCCTATGGTTTCTATGAATAGAGTGATGATGGGATTGGTTATTGCAATGTTGTTGGATGATAGAAATGACTAAGTGTGAAAGATGTGGAAGAAAAATGAATGATGAAGATCTTGCAGAGATATGGTTTGTCGTTAGGAATAATAACAAACGCAAATACATGATTGGACCCTATTGCAATCTTTGTCTATCTCAATGTGCCACAATAATTGGTAAATGGGAAAGAACAAATATTGACACTTCAAAATATAAAGAGATTGATTTGACTTTTGATTCTGATGATGATTTTGTATTTACTAATTGAAGGATAATATTTTTAAATGACAAAAACAAGGTGTTACTATGAGAAAAGATCCGGTTAAAAGTATATGTTATAAGTGCGGAACTAAGGCCATTGATGTAAAGACCATATCAATGACCAAGGGAACAAACTACGCATCATTTGAAGGCTGGTGTCCAAAGTGCAAAGCTAGATTGACTTGGTCATATCAATTGGATGATGATGAAACCGAAACTTGGGAATTTGTTTGGGTAAGAAAAACAGATAAAAATGAAATTAGCAATAAGCAGAGTGATTATATAAGGTGATATTATGTCAGGATGGAATTCTTTGAATAAAGAAGATAAGGACGAAAATAAAAAGATGTTCACAAAGGAAATGGCTAAAGACATTTTTGAAAAATCTAAAGAGACTGAAAACCATTCCTCTGTATGTGCTGCGCTGTATGGTTTTGATGGTGTTGGAAAAACTGGGGCATGTATGGATTGTAGAACAAAAGAAGAAATGGAAAATGGAATGAAAGTCATAGTTATAGATATGGATGATAGTGCTGCTCCAATAAAGGAAGAGTATTGGAGTGATGATGAAAATGTTATCGTTGTTTCTCCAATTGAGTTTGATGAAACAGGTAGTGTAGATCACATATCTTCGTACAACAGATTAAAGGCAATAGTATCGTACATAAGATCAGACGATGTTAAAAATATAAAAGCTGTTGTTCTTGATGGTCTTGGCACATTAAAAAATTGGGCTATGTATAAAATGAAGTTGGACCTTGGAATGGATGTTACTGGAAAGAATCAGATTGACATAAAAGAATGGGAACGAAGAAACATGAATTTCTATAATGTTGTCATTCCACTTAAGAACATGAATTGTGATCGGTATTTCATTGGTCATTACAAAGAAGTAAAAAAATTCAGAGACAAGACTTTGGTTTTTGACCATTGGGAACCCGATTGGTTAAGCGGAATGGAAAATATGATGTTCCAAAAAATAAATGTTATGAGAGAAGAGGAAGATGGTGTTGTGTATTTGAAAATGAAATTGGAAAAGTCCAAGCATGATCTAAGCAGAGAAGGCGCTGAAGTTGTGCTTGCGGAAGTCAATACCGATTCTGGTAAAGGAAAATGGAAAAATTGTGCATTGAATGAACTATTATATGGAAAATAAAATGGGTGCTGGCACATATAGGATTTTTGTAGTCGGATAGGCACACGCACGTATCCACCAGCGTAGTCCTGTTGGGTACACAAATCCACGAAATTGCATATTTGAATCGTTTAGGGTAGGGTAAACGCAACAAAAGTGATAAAAATGAGAGTTAGACTAACTGAGGAACAAAGCAAACAACTTGAAGAGCTGTCTTTATTGGTTGGAAGAACAAAGTCTGATATAATTAGGTCTTTGATAACCAACGAATATCTAAGAGTTGTAGATATTTTCAATAGAAAAAAAGAATTGATGTCTGACGCAGAATATATTTGATGGAGGATTTTGAATGAAGCCAAAATTTTGTCCGAATTGCGGCAAGAAGATGAATGATATTGTTGAATGCTATTCTGGATACCCAGAAAATTATTGGATTGATTCACATGGTGTGCAAAGATCAAATCTAATATACGATTGTTATTGCGACGAATGCGAATGGTCAGGAGATATATCACCCGATGATGATTTAGATTCGGTAATTGATGAAGAGATTGATGCAGAAACTCTGAGAAAGATGGAAGAGTTAAACGAAAAATTTTTTGGAAAGCCGGAAGAGAGATGGTGGATATATGAAATGGAGGAAGAATAATGAATAGATGCAAACATAAAGAAATAGATACTGAAACACACGATGAGAAAAGATGTGATAGAATGGTTCATGATAGATTTGATTATTGTTGTATGCACGATCAAGATTATCATACTGGATGTAGATACAATTATAGATTAAATGAAAAAACGGCTATGCTAGAAGAATACTGCACCAGATGTGGTAATACAAAACCGCCCACAATATAAAGGGAATATTTTTAAGTAACAAAATACTAAGTATGATGTGATAAACAATGACTGTATCAATAGCGTTCTCAAAATCTGATCTTGTTAAACTAGAACAAATACTGGCACAGATGATCCATTATGCAAAGGGAAATACTGATGCTGTTAGTGGCATTGAGGAAGATGATATATCATCTGTTAAATCCAATGCAGAGAATTTTAGAGAAGATATAGCCACTTGGTTAAATAGTTATTCAACGTATGATGGATCTTCACAGGATGCCAGTTTTAATTAAGGTGTTTTGTTGAAACTAAAAATAAAGTTGAAAAAGAAGTACAAACTATACAAGGATATCTATTGGACCTCTCTAGTCTATAAAAAATTAAGATTGTTTTGGATTAAATACAGTTACATACTTGCGTATCCATGTTGGCCTTGGTTAGTGTTGGCATCTTTCTTTATTGAAGGTTTAAGAAAGGGTTAGGGAAACTTTTTTATATTTCACACAACCAATTATGAGTAGTGATTTTATGTTTAAACGAATAAGAAAAAGAGATGGTAGTCTCCAAAAATTTGATAAGGAAAAAATAATATCGGCATTGAATAAAGCTTTTTTAACAACTGGCGAAGGAGAATATGATGATGCAAAAAGAATAGGAAATAATGTTACGCAACAACTTGAAAGATTGGATCATGCACCAACGGTTGAAGAAATACAGGACAGGGTTGAAACTTCATTGATGAGGGTTGGTTCTTATAGAACCGCAAAAAAGTATATTATCTATAGAGAACAACATTCCAAGGCAAGAAACATATCAAAACTTGTTCATGATACAGAAATAGTTCAGGATTATATAAATAAAGAAGATTGGAGAGTAAAAGAAAATTCAAATATGACATATTCACTTCAGGGGTTGAATAACTATCTTTCATCAAGAGTAGTATCAAATTATTGGCTTGAAGAGATATATCCAGAGGATATAAAAAAATCAAATCATGATGGTAATATACATATACATGATCTTGGGACACTAGGAGCCTATTGTGTCGGATGGGATATGAGAGATCTTTTGGATCATGGATTTAATGGAGTTTCAGGAAAAGTAAATTGTAAACCGCCCAAACATCTAAAGGTCGCTATGGGTCAAATTGTTAACTTCCTTTACACCCTTCAAGGAGAATCCGCTGGAGCACAGGCTTTTTCTGATGTTGATGCGTATCTTGCACCATTTATTAGTTATGATAATATAAGCTATGATGAACTAAAACAAGCAATGCAAGAATTTATTTTCAACCTTAATGTTCCCACTAGAACCGGATTTCAATCTCCATTTGAAAATTTTACTCTAAGTTTAAAAACACCAAGTTATATGGAAAATGAACCAGTTATCATAGGTGGAGAATATATGGAAGATACCTATGGTGATTTTGCTGATGAAGCCAATATGTTTAATCGTGCTTTTGGTGAAGTCATGAATGAGGGTGATGGAAGAGGAAATCCATTTTCATTTCCGATTCCAACTCTAAACATAACAAAAGATTTTGATTGGGACAATGAAAACTATTACCCTCTATGGGAAATGACATCTAAATATGGTATACCATATTTCTCTAATTTCGTTAACTCTGATATGAATCCAGATGATGTAAGAAGTATGTGTCCCCTTAAGGAAGATGAAAAGATTCTAGTTAAAACAAAAAATGGTTTACATTTCTCTGAAATAAGACACATATACTATGATTTTGATAATCCAATCGAAGTCTACTCTAATGGTAAATGGGTAAAAGGATTATTTAATAAATATGACAACCAAGAAATGATTAAAGTAACCTTAGAAAATGGACATAATATTTCGATGTCTAAAACACATCTTAATATTATAAAAACCAACATTAATACACCAATTACAGAAATAGTAGGTTCAGACCTAAAAGAAGGACAATATCTACCATATGGTTTAAACGTATATGAAGGAATTGGTGGAACATATGAAACAGGATATATTGTAGGTGCATTTGCTGGTAATGGCTCCTTTGATGGAAATAGTACAACTGTATTTTCTCTCAATACCAATGAAAAAGATACTGTCGTTAATAAACTCATTAACATAGCAGTATCTATATTCGGTGCAACACATACAATAAAAACCCATGACGATACTAAACTATTAACACTAAGCATACATTCAGAGGCAATTAATGGACTTTGTAGAGACTTTGTATCTAATATAAAAACAGATAAACATTACTCTGCAAACCTTTTTGGAATGTCAAAAGAGTTTAGATTGGGAGTATTTGATGGTCACTATGATACTGATGGTGGGAATAGAAATAGAATATATACATCATCAGAGAAAATGGTTGAATCCCTAAATATGTTGGCAAGTACATTAGGAACCACCACATCAATACAAATAGATAATAGAGAAGGACGATATAGTGATAACCCAAATTACTCTGTCTTATTTTATAAACTAAACAGGAAAAACTATGGAGACATGTGGTTTAAAGAAGATGGGTATCTTTGGATGAAAATAAAATCTATAACACCAGAATATGGAAACGTTGGATATTGTCTTGAGGTATTAAATGATGAACCATTATTCACCGTTGGAACAACTGGAATTATCACCCATAACTGTCGTCTTCGATTGAACAAAAAAGAATTGATTAAGAGAGGTGGAGGTCTTTTTGGTGCAAATCCATTGACAGGTAGTATAGGTGTTGTTACAATCAATATGCCAAAACTTGGGTATGTATCCAAGGATGATTCTGATTTCTATGAAAGACTAGATTCATTAATGGATCTTGCAAAAAATGCATTAATAATAAAAAGAAACATAATAGAAAATTATACTGAGAATGGGTTGTATCCATATTCTTCAATATTCCTTAGAGATGTAAAAGCAAGACATGGGAAATATTGGGCCAATCATTTTTCAACTATTGGTTTGGTCGGGATGAATGAATGTCTTGAAAATTTCATGGATTCAAATATGTTTATGGAAGACGGGATTGGTTTTACGTTGAATGTATTAGACCATATGAATGAAAGGATGATAGATTATCAAGAAGAAACAGGTCATTTGTTTAATCTTGAAGCAACACCAGCAGAAGGATGTTCATATAGATTGGCAAGAATAGATAAGCATAAATACCCAGACATCATTACCGCTGGAACCGATGAAGTTCCATACTACACCAATTCGACACAATTGCCAGTTAATTATACAAACAACTTGTTCAAGGCCATGACCCTGCAAGATAATATCCAATCAAAATATACTGGTGGAACAGTATTCCATATATTCCTTCAAGATGAACATCCAAATGTAGATTCTCTAAAAAACATGGTTGGAAAGATAACAAATTCATTTAAGATGCCATATTTCACAATAACACCAACATTCTCAACTTGCCCAAACCACGGATATTTTTCTGGTCAATTCAGCAAATGCCCAATGTGTGGCGAGAGATGTGAGGTATATTCTCGTGTAGTTGGATATCTCAGACCAGTATCCCAATGGAATGAAGGAAAAACAAAAGAGTTTGAAGAAAGAAAAACATTCAATTTTAATTAGGTGTTTTATCGTGGAAACGTATGAAATTTGTTTTGCTAAGTACAGGTATAATGGTGATAATGTTGAAGTTGAAAGAAAAGCAGATAGGAACAAATTTATTTATGTGACAGCAAAATCTTGGAAAGAAGCTTTGAAAACATTAATAAGGGAAGACATCTACGTATATGATGCTGCTGGCGAAATTGTTTACGGTGATGATTGATTATGGTATACACGTTGCAAAATATCGAATACGTTGGTAGAGGAAAACCAGACATTTGGATCTTTGCCAGAGATGAAGACAAATCGCTGAAAAGGTTTATTGTAAAAGGATTTGAACCGTATTTTTGGATAAAGAAAAATGAAGAATACAAAGTATCTGGTATGTCAGATATAAGAAAAACAATGATAAAAGGAAAAGGTATATTTGGCGAAGATGTTTTAAAGGTAAACACAACTAGACCAAAAGACGTAGTATCAAAGAGAAAGGTTTTTTCAAAGACATGGGAATCCGATGTTTTCTTTGTTAAGAGATATATGATAGATAAGGGATTGTTTTCTACATTTGAATGGGATGAAGAGAATGAAATGGTGAAGCCTGTTAAGGCAGATCCCACTCCACCAAAGATATTCTATTTGGATATTGAAGTTGATATGCCAAAGACCGAATCGCCAGACCCATTTGGTGCAGAATATCCTATAACTTGTATATCAATTTATGATTCTTATACAGAGGAAATGATAACTTTAATTAATCATGACAGTCCTGACAAGATAGAATACACTGGAAATCTTGAGATGTATGACTCAGAGAGAGAGATGCTAAAGGCTTTTATGGCTAAAATACAGACCATAAAACCAGATGTGTTGACAGGATGGTACATAACTGGATTCGATATACCATATATTGTTAGAAGATTAACAAAAAATAAATTAAACAAAAATAAACTATCCCCTCTAGGATGGACAGATGTTTCAAGAAGAAATACTGGATATAGAGGTGTAAATTGTAGAATAAAAGGGTTAACAATTTTGGATATGCTTTCGTGCTACAAGAAGTTTTTTGCCAAGGCTTTTCCATCATATGCATTACAGGCAATCGCACAGAAAGACCTTGGAGAATCAAAAGTTAGAATAGATGATTTTCATAACGCTTGGAAAAACAATCCAACTGAAGTAATAAAAAGAAATATCTCTGATGTTGAATTCTTGTATAGGATAGATGATAAGTGGGGATTGATTGCTCACTATACCGAGTTAAAAAACTCATTGGGCACAGGGTATGATGATGTTCTTTCATCCAAGCGGTTGATAGATATAAAAATGCTTAGAAAAGCAAAAGATATGGGAGTTGTTCTTCCAAAAGGAGGAAAGAGAGGCGATTCAAATTCTTATCTTGGTGCATATGTTATGTATCCCAAAAGTGGTATATGGGAAAATGTGATAGTTTTGGATTTTTCAAGTCTATATCCAAACATTTTTATAAATTATAATATATCCCCCGAAACACTTACCGATAAAATAGAAGATGTTTATAAGATTGGTAAGTGGCATTTTAAAAAGAAACCTGTTGGAATATTACCTGACTGTGTTACAGAGTTACAAAAGAGAAGAGCAGATTTAAAGTCAGAGATGATTAACCATAGCCCAAATTCATCTGAATATAAAAGATTAGACACAAAACAAAAGACAACAAAGTATCTTATAAACGCATTTTATGGTGTAATGGGTTATCCAGCATTTAGATTATATAATCGAGTTGTTGCCGAATGTGTCACAATAATGGGACAAGAATATGTTAAATCAACTGTTAACTTGCTAGAGAAATGGGGATATAAAGTTCTATACGGTGACACAGATTCTGTTTTTGTCGTTATAGAAGGAGATACAGATGAGGCATTTATACGTGGCAGAGAGCTGGAAACAAAACTAACGCATGAAGTTATGAAAAAATTGGGTGCTTCTATTGATATAGAATTTGAAAAGTTATATAGCAAAATATTATTTGGAAATGTTAAGAAAAGATATGCAGGGATAAAGATATGGGACGGAGGACAACACACAGATAAATTAGATGTTACAGGATTTGAAGTTAAAAGATCTGATACAGCACCAATATCAATTGATGTACAGAAAGAAATTATGAATATAATGCTTAAATCAGAAGATCCCGAAGATGAAATAAGAGAGTTGTTGCTTATAACAAAGGCAAGATTTAAAAAGGTTGACTTAATAGATATAGCTATACCAAAAGGTATGACTAAAGACCCAGAGGAATATGGTGGGTTAGACGTAACTGGTGGTAGGATAGGAGTTCCCGCAAACGTAAGAGGTGCTAAATATGCAAACAAACATTTTGGAACAACTTTCAAGTCGGGTTCAAAGCCTAGAATGGTATATGTCAAAAGAATGCCCGAAGGATATGAGCCCACTGATGTTATATCGTTTGATGAAGACACAAATCTTC